CTCCCGAGGCTTCTACGCCTCCTCGTCTACACCAAGGTTGGTGTAAACCGCGGCACTAAGCCGCGCCCAAAAATCAGCTGGCTGCGCAGCCAGCTGAGCGCCATCAGGGCCCCAAAACGGGGCAACCTTCTGGCACGTGCGATAGCGAGGCTGGTCCCCTTGTTTAAGGGGGATAACAATCTCGCCATTTTTCACGTAGCCACCAATAAACGAGAACCACAACCCGTCAGGGTTGTAATATCGCTTCTTGGCCCCATTACTGGGACGTCGAAGGAAGGTTATACGGTCCTCATCCACCTTCATACAGGGCATGGACACAACGGAATGACGGTAGAGATACCGCTGATTCCGCCATGGCGTCCCTAAAGGCGGACGAAGAGTGCGTATGCCGGCATCCGGCGAGTCAAAATACGGTATTGCCAAGTACCGTACGCTGTCTCGAAGGTAGCCTACCACACGGGGGAGATAAATCCCCGAACGTGCGGACCACTCGTTAAGTCGATTGATGGCGACATACCGTGCATTCTGCGTTTTGAGTGTTTTCAAATACACCCCGCGGACATCTACCCCTTGGTAGTAGTCAGCACCGCAGCTCTCACGGAACGGTCCCGATAAATAGGACTTGTCGGCGTTTACCACAAACCCACAGAGACGGAGGAGCCTCAAGACATCACGAGCCACCTTTCCAGATGGACAGATGATGTCATCTCCAAATACGCCCCAATTGGCATGAGGAGAGTTGCAACGGTTTGGTTTTAACCCGTTACACCTCATTGCGGCGACAACGATACCTGCGAATATGGTCGTTTGGAGGGGAAACGTAAAACCGTTACCCATCGTACTGACCATATGTAGCAGATGCTCATCAGTGCCGACCCGAACTCGAGGAGTCCGAATCTGCCATAGGATGTCAAGGACATCCGACGGCAACACCCTTTCAAGAAGATTGAGTGAAACACTGTCAGAAGCAGACTCTAAGTCAATGGTAACCAAACCATCGTCTAAGGAGCCACTCCTAGCAAGCAGCTTATTCGACTCCTGTTGGGTCTTGAGATCGATTCCAAAACGATCCCGAAGACGATCCGACAGGATTTCGCCATAACCTAGCTGAAAAAACATGTTCAGCGTCGGTTCTGTGCAAATCGAACGAGCAATATCGCGAGATTTTCGCACGAATGAAAGGGAACTACACTCAACTACCTTCGGTAGCCCGAACTGAGTAATGCGGTTGAATTCCGCGTTCAGCCAATCGGGAAACCACTGGAGATAATCGCCGTACATATCGTACAGTGAGAAGGACGTACAAGTCAATTTGGACGAGAACAACTTCGTATAGAAGTCGGTCCCGTTCGCACCAAGGCTCGCTCCTGGGCCACACCTACCCCGACTCAAAATGTCGAAGTAAGAGTGAACCAAGAGTTTGCCACCGGGATGAAAGAACTCATCGAGGACGCAACAAAGCTCCCCGAAAAGCTCCTCATCTCGGCTTAGACTTGGATCGTACTGCCACGCCTTACAGCGCTCATTGGCTGTGAGGAATTTATCGAGACACTTCGCCTTGGCCGTTGGAGCCTCGTCGTCAGATAGTTTCTTGACGAGTGAGCCCCACAAACGGCATGCGAAGACGTCTCGGACAGATGCACCAGGAAAGAAGTCACGCACGACACGGAAGTCGCACTTGACAGCCTCTTGGAGGTCCTGCTCAAGGTAGGAAACAAGAGCGGATGAAGATACTTCCATAAGCCCTCACTTCTCGCCCTTCCAGGCGAAGAGTTAACCGCGTTGCCGCCTCGAGAAAGCTTTCCAAGCTCGCACGAGGGACAGGATACCGGATCCGATTCCCGATATGATGATGGCAACTGACTCAATCAGAGCCAGCCGCCACATCTACAGGAGACCGGATACGAGAGTGTCACCCAACCCACTGGAGACCTGAGTAAGGGCTCCGATGAGAAGGGACAACGCAGCACGAATGTCTTCCGGTTCCACAAGATCAGCCCCAGCGACGACACCAAGGTCGCAGCTGAGAGTCATCACCTGTGGAGATTGGCCAGTGACGGGCACAGTGCCCTTTCTGACCTTAACGTTGAAGACATTGCGAGGTGAGTTCCCGATCAGTCCCGTGTTCGGATTCGGCACGGGCGGACTGCGAAGATTTGCAGGCCGCGAGAAACTAATCGTGAAAGGCTTGCTCGCCCCATGTACGTCGACGTTCGTCTGCGTCCCGCCAAGAGCGGTAACCGCATACTGTTTCGTCGGCGCATTAGAAGCGATAGTATCCGAGACCACCGTATAGGTGGGACTCGTAAGTCCGGTTTGGGCTGAGCCAGTGACCGGGGAAGACAAGGAAACAGTCATTTAAGACCTCATTAACTAGGTTAAGGAGAATCACACTACAGGAATCGGCTCGTCACCAACCCGGCGATGTTTAGCCATTTAAGGCTACCACCGCCAGGTACTTTAAGACGAAGGTCGAGGGGAGTTACCCCTGTATCCGCCGCATTAAAGGAGGATCTAAAACCGCCCACAGAAGTGTGGTGAAATTGACGCAGAGACGTCGTACGACTTATGATGTTGTTTAATCCGGCGCTGCTATTCTCATAGTCAGTATCGTGACGCAGATTAGGAATCTGCGTGTTGATAGTCTGCCTAATAGTTTTGCAGCCCCAGACAACGCCAAAGTTCATCGTACAAGCGGCATCGATTAAGTCACCAGCATTGGTGAAGTAGTCGAAGAGGAACGAGTATGGGATCAGGTTATAGACTGTAGGGACGAAATTCGTCCAGTCCAGTCCGAACCTACGAAGGGTCGACTCAACGCCACTAATAGGTAGCATTTCAACGACACCTTTATATCTGACAGTTGTCTCCAACTTACAGACGTAGTCCCATAAAAGCTTCATGAAATCGAAGCTCCCAGTGTATGATGAGCCTATTCTGGTTAGTCCATTCACACGACCTGTCGACTGAATGGGCAGATACTGCCCTTTCTTAGACAACTCGGCTATGGCCTTCCCAAGGTCAGCCGCATCATTAATAAGAGGCTTCTTATCAAGAGCCCACTCGAGCCACGTATCGGAGAGAGCTCTGGCTACGTGTTTGGCACGCTCCCGGTTATTAAAATAGGCCCGATTATTCATAGCCCTCCGCGCGTTCGATCGCGCGAGGCGGCTATATTGGTCGATGCCCTGTCTAATTGCCGATAGAGGGTGCCTTATTCCATGTATTGCTTCGCGCAATTCGCCGAAAAATGTGCCGCCGTCAAAAGACCGCTGCGCATCTCGGACCTTATTGCGAAACTTTACTCTCGCGTCTTTGTCCGCACTTGACGAGTCTAGGTAAGGGAGATCCGGTGGGATGCCAATAAAGGCACCTACAGTACGGCTCTCCAGCCTAAAAGACGGGTCCACAGGATCCTTCCGGATGAACTCGGCATATGCATCGGAGTGAAACTCCGTAAGGAACCACTGGGCAGCCGTCGTTGCGTTTGTACGACTACGGACCTGCGACCGCCAAGCAGGG